GTTAAATCTTTTCTTTGATCGCTTGACATTCTAAACGTGTCTAGTACTTTCTTAATCTGCTCTGGTGTAAACAGTTTTGCTTTATCGAACTTATCAATAGTTAAGGCTTCTTTGCGTTTAACGTTCTTTGAATTATGTATCTTATTACAGTATTCATTTATGTTCCAAATTCTTTGTCCTTTATCTGCTGGGTACAACTTGTTACCTACTTTTATAACTTCTTTTATTTTAATAATTCCTAATGAGTATAAGAACCTACCAACTCCCCACATTACCGCAGCACGTTTAAAAGCGTCTGAGGCTTCTCCTTTTTGCTTTTCAACTTGGCTTTCAGTTCCGCAATCAGACTTCCAAACCCAACCATCGTCTTTGTTACAGTCAATCCCTATACTTGCAAATAAATTTCCTTTGTGTTCTGAATACTTTACTTGCCAATTTTCAGCACCGCAAACATCGTCTAGTATATCCTGTACATCTCTTGCGTCTATGTAAGCAACGCAATTAGAACCGTATTCATTTGTACTTTGAACTCGCCATTTAAAAGGCATTTCTTTTTTTAAGTCTTGTAAATTCATTTTTATTTAATTTTAATGTATAAAGATTTTAATTCTTTCGCCTCTTCTAGTGAGATGTTATCGTCTAGTATGTATTTTACTAACGCTTTCTCTAGCATAATTAACTCTTTGTTGCTGAATTGTATTCCTTTCATAATGTTTTAGTTTAATGCCTTGTTAATCGCTCGTTCTATTTGATATGATTTACTTGTACCAATGTAATTCGCTACATGGTTACAGACCATTCCAGTTAGAGGGTCAATAATACATTCTAATGCCTTTAACAACTGTGGCGCTGCTTCTCTTACTTTCCACTCTTCTTTTGTTCCTTTAAATTCCATGGCGATTTAGTTTTATGCTAATTCTATGTATAAATTTGCTAATTCTTTTTGATCCTCTTCTGATAGTAGTTTGTCATCTACAACTTTGTAGCAAACTATTGCTCTTTGTATCATTTGTGCCTGTCTCGGTGTTAATTCTAATTCTTTCATTTGTGTAGTTTTATAAGATTATCTTTTAATTCATTTTTAAGAGCCGTTTCTAATGTTACCTCGTTGTAGATAGGTTCATCTTTTAATATCTGGCTGTGTACTTTTATAGTACCTTCTTGTCTGTGTTTTACTATTACTCCTGTTGGTAAAATTGTTTTAATCATTGTTATTTAGTTTTAATGTGTTTTTTGAATTGCATAATTATTTTATAAACAATTGTTAAAGTTATTGATATTACTCCTGCTAATGATATAAAATATGTTAAATACATGTTAAAATTGATTTTCTAATTCTGTTTGTCTTTCTTGTTCAGTGTCTTGTAAGTCTTTTATAAAGTTATACACGATCGTCTGTTGTTCTTCTGTTAGTTGTACCTCTTCATCATCTACATCGAACGCAGAACAAGAAAGACAACTGCCAAATAAATAAAAACCAGCACTATCATATTCTATATAAGTATCTTCTCCTTGGTAATGTACAGTAGCCTCTTTTAAAGCCTTGTTTAATAATTTTTGTGTTACTCTTCTCATTTTATTTATAATTTTTAGAATGGTTAAACAATACATCTGTAAGATACTCGGTAAAACTTAAATTTGCATCAATTGCTAATTTTTTTAATTTAATTACAGCGTTATCTTCTTCTTTTATTTCAATTAATTTCTTCATTTTAATATATTAAATTATTAATGTTAAGCAAATATACAAAACTATATTAGATATACAAGATATATTTTATATTATTTACCGATTAAACACAAAAAAGCACTAACTGTAAGGAAAGTGCTTTGTAATTAATTTAGTTTTTGTACTTCTTTGTAGTGAATTTACCGAACTCTCTAAGAGCAAAATACCCACCTACAACCGTAATCAATAGACTTGATAAAAGACTAACCCAATGATCCGCAACAATGAAAGCGTTATCCATACTATCAGCAACTATTAAAACAGTAGTGCAGAAAATAAGGTATATTAAAACTAGAGGTCTTACGTTCTTACTTAGCCATGAATCTGAATGAGCATCCGCTTCCCATCTTTTAGTTTTCTCCTGTTCGTTAATTGCGTCTAACTCTAACAGTTTTAAAGCGTACTCTTGATGCTTTAAAGTCATTTCGTTGTTTCCGCTTATGAAACTTTTAACGCCTTCTATATCACCCTTTAAAATACTAACACCTAATCCTAACGCTTTTGGTAAGTTTTGCTTTAAATCTAAAGACCGTAAGAAATCACCAACTCTGGATGATCCGTTTTCTTTTTTATAATCTCCCATTAATATGTGAATACTACTTGATTATCTCTGTTGTCTATATGCACAAAAGTCTTTGCCACTCCACACGTTAAACCTAATACTAACGCTTGTCTAACAATTTTTGCTCTTAATGTTCCGTTGTTACACGACAAGTCTACCGCTTTACCTTTTAAATGTTGGCTTCGTGAACTCCCACCCACAGCATCATTTTTCTCTTCATCTCTGTAACTACTAGTAACGTGTAAAGGCTCTCTTACAAGTTCCCTGAGTAGGTCTAAGTCTTTTAATAAATTAGTATCCATTTTATCGAACACAATTACCCCATCCATTAAAAACTCATCTTCTTTAAAATATTTCATAACACCTCTTGTTTAAATTTTAACCACCATCCTGCTAATATTCCAACCGCCATAATAACACCGTAACCCACCGCTTTAAAGTTCTCTAATTTAGTCAATCGAATACCATGCCGTTTAGTTATTTCAAAAAATCCATCTTCGCCTGTAGATTCATCGGTAAACATTTTAGAAGTTAAAAGTAACATGCTGTCATTTAATTGCTTGCTATTTCTTTTAATCTCTGTAACTTCTGACTTTATATATTTTACATCTTGCTTGAGTATTATGAACTCTTCGTTTTCTTTTGCTGTCATTTTTTTAATTTTTATACATATGATAAGTTCCAAACGTCAGCGTACATACCATCTGTAAAATTAGAAGAGTGAAACTCTAACTCGTTATAAGTGAAGGGCGAAAATCCTGATAAGTCAAAAGTTACCTCTTGATAAACTAAACTACTTCTGTCAAATCCACCTGAATTTGCCTCGAACAAATCGTAAGTTCCAATTCCAGAACCGTTTAAACTAACACTCATGTGAAGCCTCCAGTTTGTAGGAGCTGTTGCTTTTAATTTAACCCATATTGTTACAGTTGATGAACTTGTGTCTGTAATAGAATTCGTAGTCTTGTATTGTGCCGTAAAAGACGAGGCTAAATCTAGTGATTTTATTCCGTTGTAAGGATTGCTACTTACAACGGATGCGTTTATTAAACTTTCCGAGTTCCACTCGTTAGGCTCTCCAACTCCTTCATCGAAAATATTACCAATAGACAAGAAAGATACTGTAGAATCATAAGAGTTTGAACAATCTCCTAGAGAGGTTATTCTTACAACCGTAGTCCCATCAGGAGCTAAAGAAGTTATGTAGCCGTTCAATATTTGCTGTCTCGTTATAGAGCTCGTGTTAAATTTAACAAAAGAACCTGTAGAGTTTGAGTATAAGTCAAATCCCCCTAAACCTGTTCCCGCTCCTGCATTTAATGTTAGTTTTACTATCATATTTTATATTGCGTTGGCTTCATCATTATTATAACTACATCTTGCCCCTGTTGACAAACCTGCCCAAGTAATATTATTTGTTACTATTGGTATTGAATCTAAATTTCTATATAAAGTTTCTACAAGGTTATCCGCTAACCATTCTTGAGTTCCTATACAGATAGTGCGATATGTTTTACCATCATTACCTGTGTAAGTACTAGATTCTCCATTTGAAAGAGTTGTGGTGTCTTTTATTAATCTTATTGAATAACCTTCTTCAAAAGCAACTGTCCATACATCAGCTCCAACTGATGTTAAAAAATAAGCTTCATTTGCTAAAGTTTGAGAAACAACACCTTGACCTACTGCTGTATCATTGTTCCATAATCTACAAACACTCAACAAGTTTGCAAATGCACCTGATGCGTTTCTTGACCCTGAACCTACAAGGTTAAGATTTGATTGGTTCTCTCCATTTGAAGGAACACTCCATTTAGAAGTGTCCGCATCTTTTAAAAATGTAGATGCAGTATTACTTAAATAAGTTCCTGAAGAATCATAGTATAGCATTAATGCTTCATATTCTGATTTGTCTGCAACACCCCACCCTGTATTTGCTATATTTCTAACATCTTGAATTGTGTAATGGTTATACAAATAACCGTATTTAACAGGATTATACGACAACTCCTCCGCACTAACCATAAAGGGAGTACATGAATATTCCTCATCTATTATAAATCCTGCGTCTGCTAAATTAGACACGAATAAGGAGTTCAAAGATTCCTTTCCTTCCATTGTTACCTTATACCCATTAAAGTCTGCCATACCGCCCCCTGTTACCTTTGTAACCTCTGTTTGTAATCCGTTATAAGTCCCTAACAATCTAAATATACCGTTTCTGTCTGATACAATAGCCATATAATCCTTGTCCATTAGTTTAGTTAATTCTAAATTGTCCTCTACCGTAGATTTAGATAAGTCAAAACTTAAATTTTGATCGTAAAACGTACCTCCATCGTCCTCACTCATTTCTTCTGACAAATTAGCGTTTAATACTTCAAACTTAAATATCTGCGTGTCTGGAAATGTAGTTATAATATTAGTATTCAAAATAATTTGAGACCTATCGTAACTAACAAAAGGAAATAGATAAACAATATCGAACCCTGCAATACTATCGCTGCATCTTTTAGCCCTGCCTGCTGTAATTCCGCAAATCATTAACAGGAAAGATCATCACAATTCTTGTTCTCTTCGCCAAAGAACCAACCAGACCGAACCGTTAAACTTTTAGAGGCGTTTACTTCATCTTGTGAGGTCTTATATTCCGTAATAGGATTTTTACATATCCATTTATTAAACCTTTGGATATACATTTGTGCGATATTATGATATTTACCGCTTAAAAACTGCGCTTCGTCCTTGTCTACTACTTCTGCGTTATCTGGTGAGTGCTTAAATAGACCTCCATTGCCTAGTGTATAACTAGACATTTCTATATATTCAGCAGCAGATTCATTTTTTGTTATCGGTTTAATAAATTCTGTGAACATTGTCAAATAATCGCCTGCTAAAGTGTCGGCTGTCCAGTCTGTTAGTATCTTATCGTACAATTCGCTACCTAAAAGTGGCTCTAGTGTTGTAATCATAACGCTATTTATGACAAATGCGTACTTATCTACATCAATATTCCCCCCTAAAATGGTGGTATTTGCTATTTCTTGTGGTGTTTCAAATAATTTAATTGCCATAATCTATCTTAAACTGCCTTTATTTGGCTTATTTATCTCTGGAACTGATACGTCTCTTGCGTTTGGATCGCCTTTGTGCTTCCATCCTTGTCTTTTTGCTTCGCTTACGTTTACAGGATTTACATTTTGCATCGGGTTTCCTTTAAAAAGGTCTCCATTTTCCTGTTCTTTTTTCTTAAAGATACGTCTTTGCCATACATGATAACAGTTTACACCTCCAGCGTATAACCATATAGAGTATGTTCCGCCTGTATGCGCAAATTTGCCGTTTACGCCATCATCGCCCATCTTTATAATGTCCTCTTCTCTAAATACTTTACCACCGTTAGAAAGGCGCATCATTCTATTGCAGAAACTTCTGCTTTTACCTTCTGGCGTTTTACTTGTACCTTTATCGTATGCATACCTTACTATCCATTTATCGGTGTCTTGGTCACTTTTAGATGTTGCTGCTAGTTGTAAATCAAATTCTGCTCCATCTGTTAAACTGTAACCTTCTGGTGCTTCTTCTGCGTACATCTCTAATACTCCGTCGAAATCATCATGCGAACATTCAACACTACTTAACTCAACCGCTTTAGGCTCTTCTTTAATTTCAGTTAAAGGAATGAACTCTAATTCTAAATTAATACCGTATTGAATTAAAATAGTCTCTAAGGCTTCAATGATGTGTTGCTGTTTAGGTGCAACCACTCTTTTCATTAGTTGAGCCTCGGCTGTGTCTAATTCATCTGCATTATTGCCGAATCCTGTATTGTCTTTTATGCCGAATAACATTGGGCTTGTTACTTTGTGCCCTGTGATTATTTGTTGACGGCTTTCCTCGGTTAAGAATTGCCATTGTTTATGGATATTATCGTTTACAGGAAAAGGAGTTATAGTAATTTGCTCCTCAACTCCGTTAAATGATATAATAAAATCACTTGCATTCGTTGTGCTTGTTAACTTTAATTTAACTTGTCTTTTAAACTCTTCTTTTTGTTCAGCATCATAAGAGTTACCGTCTGGAATGTTTATAATGTAACCAGCACTTAACCCTTTTTTAATAGCGTTAATGTTAAGATTTGCAATTTCCTCCTCCATCTCACAGTAAGGCATTGCTGCCAACCAATCTGGATCAGAAAAATAATTCTTACCAGCCTTATATGGCGCAATAACAAATATTTCTTTTTCTACTTTACCCTCAAATACAGGTATTGGATCGGGTTTGTTTCTAGTTATGTCACTCCAATCTCTACTAAACCAATAGTTTGCGATTTCTCCATCTTCATTTTCAATCGCAGGGACTACTAAATTCTTAGGTATGTGATTAATAGAACTTAATCCTTTTCCTTTGCTCTGGATAACCTCCATTGATGCCTCACCGAAATACTCTCTATCTGATATAATCTTACGAATGTCTTGTTTAGTTATAACCGATTTAAACTTAGTCCATGCTTCTAAGTTAGACTTTGCATTCTTTGCTCGTAAACCTTTACCATAGATTAAATCTATATAAGAACTGATTATTGCGTAGTTCGTCGGTGATCCGTTTACCCTATCTATAATAGTCTGATAGAATGAGTTATTTTTGCCGTTTAAAACCCAATCTTTCGCTTTGTTCTCTTCAAGTGAAGGACGAACGTAATTTTTTAGTGTTATTAATTGTATATCGCTCATACCGTGTATAATCCGTTTGTTAATTTATATGATTGCGTTGTTTGTGTAGTGGCAATCATTTTCCCCCTATAAAGAATATCACCAGAATCTACATCTGTAATTTTTAATTGATACTTTCCGTTTTCATAAAAGTCCAATGTAGAAAATTGCGCATCTGTAAACGTTAAATTCAAGTATCTATTTAATAAAGTGAAGTCTGTTATAGTTGCACTCTCATCTATACGCCCAGCCTCGTCTTTTATGTTCAAAGTCAAATCAGTCCCTACTGTGTAAAATCTAGGAATCATCTTAATTACGTGCGTCGTGTCTGTTGGTGATATTACCTTCATACCTTTATAACTAAAAAACGGTTAATTTGTTACTTTAAACAAAAAAACCCTTAACAAATTAATGAAAAGGGCTTTAAATTATTAATGATTAGATTATGCAACTACTGCTAAAAATGCAGTTACCGTTGACGCATCTAATAAAGGTGCTAATAAAGACTCTTCTGAAACACCCGTTAAAGTGTAGCCGTTTAAATCTCCTTTTGCGCTTCCTGTATTTACTGCTACTGTAAATTTAAGACCGTCTGTAATTCCTACTGCAAAGTAGTTTCCGTTTCTGTCTTTAACCACTGCTTGTGGTGTTCCTGCTGCTATTAAATTCATCTCCGCGCTCGTTGCAGCGTCTATCTTTTGAAGGATTGCTGTAATCGTTTGCGTGTTTACTCTCGTACCTGCGTCTCGGCTTGGTACTAACTGCTCGTCTAAGATATGCCCGTCACCCTCTAAATCGTATTCGAAAGCCTCATCGAGAGCCACATTCATTGCTGTCGCCTGATTTGAACTAATGGTAAAAGGATCTTCTACGTAATTGTACAAATATAACTTAGCAACACCTCCTGATGTATCAGAACATTTTTTCGCTCTTCCTGCTGTAATATCACATGCCATTTTCTATAAATTTTTTAAAAAAGGGGAATCTCACCCCTTTATGATATTATTTCTTAACCTCTGTATAAAACGATCTCAGCACCGTAAGCGTATTGAACGCCACCTGTCATTACTAACTTCATTCTTACTTGTCCAGATAAATCAACCTCATCCATATCTTTGATTTTTACCTCGTTTAAATCAGATAAAAGACCAGTTCCAAAGAATACTTGGTTTTTGTTGTAAGCAACCATTGTGTTAGCATTTAATGCTTTGATCTCTGTTAAAAGATACCCTTCAAATTCAAATTCAGTTGGCTTTAAGAAAGTTCCGTTTGATCTTGCTTGTGCTCCGTATGCTCTACGTAATGCTCTTATTACGTTTGTAGATACACCGTAAACTACTCCGTCAGATTCTAAAACTGTGTCTGGAATTGCATCAAAGAAATTACCTACTTGCACTTCAACGTTCGCTGCTGAAATTACTTGAGGTGCTGCTACGTCAATTACATCTGCGTCCGCTACTAGTGCTGGAATAATTCCTGCCAAACTACCATCTGAGTTATCACCTTCCCAGATATCAACGTCAATCTTACGTGCCACTCTACGCCCGTAATCAGCTAAAATTGCAGCCTGTTCTGTTGCAGGTAAATTGTCGTTGTGTGCAGAAAAGCCCATTTCTTGAGCAGTCCATAGACTTCTGAAATCTTCTTTACAAAACTCTGAATCCCACTTAATTTTTTTAGGTGCTAATTCTCTTTCTGTTAAAGTTGTTGAGCCTGATGGATTCCATCCACATGCGTAATCTACAAACCCGTCTGCCGTTTGTATCTTTCTTACAAATTCTGGTGAAACCACATTAGGTCTCACTGTAATTAAATTCTCACTGATCGTATTCGCTTCTTGTATCATTTGAGCGATGTACTCACCAGCCACTTCACCTACGAAGTTTGTTGTTATACTAACTGTTGTTGCCATTATTGTAAACTGTTATTTAAAAATTCAATATAATTTTGTTTTGTCCCTTTTTTTACAGTTGGTTTGCTAACTGTTTTACTTGTAGCTGGCTCATTAGCAAATTCTACTAATTGACCTTTGAAAGTTTTAAGTTCTGCCTTGATTGACTTTTCAAATTCAAGTCTTTCTGCTTTAGAATCTTCTGTATATTTAATCAATACACTTTTGATTTCTGCTGCTACGTCTGCTGCTGTTGCTGCTGGTGCAGGGTCTGCTAATTCTGCTGGTGCTTCTTCTTCTTTTACTCCGATTCCAGCAATTACGCCTTCTTCTACTACTGAAAGAATACCACCGCCTTCTAAAGCGTGTTCTCCTACTGGAACAGGTACTTTGGTTTCACCATCCTCAGCCATAAGCCATACAGCCCCGCCTACTTCTGGTGTTTCACCGTCATACATAAAAGCCATTCCATCGACTGAATTAATACTACCTAGTTTCACCTCTTCCTTTTTAGGATTCAATGTCAACATAATAGAATTAGAAATGTCTTTGATTTCTTCTAAAATTGTTTTTGCCATTTGTTTATCTTTATTTAATTTAACTTCCTGCAATTCAACAAAAGCATCTATTGAAAAGCCTTTTACTTTACCATCTTTAATATAACTTTCCCAAACCTCATCACTATCTACTTTCATAGTAGCAACCCAACTACCTTTCGGATAATCAAATCCTAGGGCATTAGATTTATCATTGTTAGAATCCAATACAATCCAACTTTCCACGAATGAAACACCTTCGATTGAATCACCATGCTCTAAACTTGAATTAGTTTGATAGCCTTGTTTGAAAAAATTGTGTGATAAGTCTTTTACAGTATCTTCTGAAAAGAATATTTCAAATTCTTCACCGCCTTGATTCCTGTAAACCTTTTTATTAGGCTCTAATACTAAACCTATAATAATTCTTTGCTCCTCATCTAAAGTCTTTAATTCTATTTTAGTCTCTTTTGATAGTGTGATAAAGTGCCCTTCCATTGCAGGATCTTCCACAAGCGAAACGCCCCAAACACCCTTATTCTTTGCCTCATTAAATACAGCCTCGTAGACTTTCATAAATAAAAACTATTGTTATGTATAATACTATAACTAAAAAGAATAAGTTTTGTTACAAAAACACGAATTTTGTATGTAGTTTTGTAGTACAACACCGTATAAGCATAACTAAAACACTATTACAATCACAAATAGACAAATCGGCTTAAAACCCGATATTAACAATTATCGTATTATAAACCGATATTAACAATTAAATATAAATTATGAAAGCAGATTTAAAAATTGAACAAAACGATTTAAAAGTACTTTTCTCACATACTAAAGGGGCTTATGGAAATATGTCTTTTAATGATTGGGCAGAAGAATGTAAAAAAAGTTATCTTAGTTATTTTAATAATAAAGAAATCTTTAACTTTAACAGATACACTTACTCCCAATTTGTAAACGCTCAAATTATAGCAATAACTTAAATTAAATATAAATTATGAAAAAACAAGAACCAACACAAACAGGCAAAGATTATTACATTTTTCAAAGAGAACTATCTGGTCATGTACTTGAAAGAGACGGAATATTCGTTCCTAAATGGATGGCATTTTGGAACGGGTACACTCACCACGAATTATTAAAAGGAGATAAGAGAGTCAAGGCTAGACCTTATACTGATGATGAAAAGGCAATTCGTTTTGCTGTTTTATAACGTTTGTATAAGATACGTTGCTTTTCGCAATGGATTTTATACGGTGTTATACCTTTTTTTGAGCGTTGGATAAAATAATTTACAGAAAAGTGTATTTTTATTTAGTAGTTAATACATAATACTGTATATTTGTAGTATAATAATTAAAACAAAAGAAAATGGCAACTGTAAAAACAAACATCTGGAATTTAAAAGTAGGAGACAAAATCACGTTTACAAATAATGCTGATTATAAGGTAGAAAAAGAAATAACAAGGGTTGAAGAAAAAAGTTGGTATGCCCCAAGCCGAAACAGTTACGGAACTTTAGCAGATTATGAAAAATCATTTTCAGACTTTCAAATAATAAGAAAATGAGTAACGACTTGATAAAATGGAGTGAACTGAGCCGTAAATTAAGCGGTTCAGATAACTCTATACGACCGAATAAAATACCTAAAAAATACGAACGAAAAGTTAAGAGGTTGCTATACATTCTAGATTTATGGGAGCGTTGGGCAAATAGGGTATAACAAATGCGTATGACATCGTTTTAATGTGTCATACGCACTGTTATAATTCGGCACGCAATTAAGCACTAATTAAAATAAACGAGCGTAAAATAAATATTATGATAGTGTTATTAAATAAAAAAAGCGTATATTAGCCTTGTGAGTCGCACCACAAAAACAACTTTAAACAAAGCCTATAATTGACGAGCGTGCGACCTCTGATATTATAGGTTTTTATTTTATGGAAATTTGGAAAGATATTAAAGGTTATGAAGAAATGTATAAAGTTTCTAATTTAGGTAGGGTTAAAAGTCTTAGTAGAATAGTGAACCGTAAAAACAATATTAAACTTACAGTTAAGAGTAAGATCTTAAAAGAAGTAGTAAGTAACACGGGGTATTTAGTTGTTAATGTTTATAAAAACAAAATAAGAAAAACAAGAACCATACATCAATTAGTTGCTGAAAAGTTTTTAGACCACACTCCTTGCGGATATAAATTAGTAGTGGATCATATAAATAACACTAAAACAGACAATAGGGCTGTTAATTTACAAATAATAACAAATAGACAAAATTGCTCTAGGACTATTAAAGGTTCTTCTGTGTACACTGGGGTTAGATGGGTTAATGAATCTAAAAAATGGAGAGCGTCCATTGTAATAAATAAAAAAAAGAAAAACTTAGGAATGTTTTATGACGAGTATAAGGCGCATTTAGCATATCAAAAAGAACTGTTAAAACTATAAACTACTATTATTTATTATGTTTCGATCCAAAGCTTGTGCGTTAGATACATCTCCAGAAACAACATATGCTTTCAGTGGAGTTTTTTGATTTTGTAAAGATTCGGCTATTTGAGAAGAGCCCGTTCCCTCAACCAAACTAAATGATGGCGCGGGTGCTCCTCCACCAGATGCTCCTCCACTCGGAGAACTCGATCCACCTCCACCACTTTGTTTTAAAGAGGCTAATCCTTTTCCTAAAGCAATTCCACTAGCTGCTAATCCTAACCCTAAGTTTAATTTATTTGCTGCTATTACTGGAATTGCTGATGCGCCACTTGTTAATATTGCTTGAGGTGTTGCTAATGCTCCTGCGTTTGCTGCTTGTGTTGATATTATTTGCTTTGCTATATTTGCACCATGCTCACCTATTAACGCAGCAGCTTGTAAAGCAGCACTTTTTTTACCTAATGCTGCTAATAAACTCAACCCCCCTGCGACGCTGCTTATGTTACTTTCTCGTATTCCTTTTTTAGCAGCAGCCACCGCTTTATCTTGTGCTATTTCTTCTGCTGCTGCCTTGTCTCTTATTTTTTTCTTTTCAGCTTCATTTGCAATTATAGCATCTAAAGCAGCCTGTTCAATTTCGCCTTGTTCTCTTAATAAGGAGTTTGTATTTATTAACTGCTCACTTCTGAATCCTTCGACTTGCGCCTGAATAGCCATTTTCTCATTCTTGGCTTCTATTAAAGCGATTTGATTTTCTATATTATCATTTAAAGCTAACTCATTAGCAGCAGCAGCGATTGATAACTCGGCATTTTTAAGCATTGTTTTCTCTTGCTCTTCTAAAATCTCACCAAGTTTATTATTGGCTGCAATTCTATCTTCCATCGACCTAAACTCGTCATCTCTTATCTGTCTCTGTTGCTCTGCTTGTCTATCGTATTTCTCAATCAATCCTTGATTAACTGCTTGAGCAAGTAACGCTCTATTACCTAATTCTGTAATAGCATCGGCTGCGCTATATGTTTCTTTAGCGTAACTGGTTATTGATTTAACCGCTTTTGTAACTGTTTCAGTAACTTTACCTACTGTATCGTCAACACCCGTTACAACGTCTACAAGTTCTTTTCCTGCTTCTTTAACAGAATCTAACGACCCAGCAAAATCACCTTTAAAAAATTTCACCATGGCATCCCCTAAGAATCCCACAACCTCTAGTGCTGATTGAAATCTTTCAATTAAATCCTTTTGTATTGCTTTTTTTATTTTATCAAAAGTAAGATTTTCAAAGAAAGCCTTAACTTTTTCAAATGCTGGTATAAAATTAGAAGTAACGAAATCAAACAAATCTTTAAAGGCTATCTCTAAAGACTTCATTACGTTTGAAAATATATCCATTACCTTTTGGTTTTTACTTAAAACCTCTGTAAGTTTAGCAAATAAAGCAATCACAATCCCTAGCCCTATAGTTTTAAATGCAGTGCCTACCGCTTTAAATCCTTTAGATATTTTACTGGTTGATTTTTTTGATTTATCAGCCGTTTCTTCAAAGTCTTTTCCTAATCCACTAACCTCTCCGGACAACTTATCTATAGCGTTGGTTAGTTTTTCGGTTTCAGTCATTGCATCTTCTGCATCTGCTTTGATTATTATTTCTTTAACGATCGCCATATCCTAATTATTTTGTCTTTAAAACCTCTCCAATCAGTTACAAGTTCATTCTTTCCCTTGGCTAATTCAGTGAACTCACCCGCTCCGTAGAACTTATCGCTTTGTAATATTGCTATTGTATTTCCTAACATATTTATTTTAAAATTTCCGCTGCTCTACCGACTCCAATAATTTCTCCCGCTTCTAACATTTTAACTCCTGCTATAGTTTGCGGGTCATTCAAACTAATATATGTAGTTAATTCAAATAATGCCATCCAATCTTCTATGTCTGCATTACTTTTTGTCAAAGCTGTTATTGATTTTCTTTCTTCTTGAGTAAATCTTGAAATAAATTCATACTTACTCAATGAGTTCTTAATAGTTTTGTCCAAAGCAGGTCTTTCCCCATTTGGAAAATCTACTGATGTAGGGTAATCTCTTAAATTTTCTCTATAAGAAATTGTCGCGTAATAATAAGGGTAGTCTTTTATACTAGCTAGTTTATCAGTTCTTTCTAGTTCTGAATCTCGCCATTGTTTTTCTTGTGTTGTCTTTTCTTCTAATATTTCAGTAGGAGATGGAATTGTCGGTGTATAGTAATATTTTTTCTCAATCATTCCATTATCGTGAGTGTACTCTAAATAGTCACCATTTTCAAAATCAGTAACTCTTGTAGGTTCTGTTAAATTTTTTATAATCATAATATTTTATTTTATCCTAGTGTGTATTGAACAAAAGCTTTACTACTTATACCTGACGAGTATATAGTATTTTGTTTAACTTCTATTTTTATTGATTCATTAAATCTTAATCTTGGTAAACCTATAGCTTCAGAGACATAAGAAGGTATCAATAATTTATTTTCTACATTCATACCATAGTTATTATTTGTTGTATCTGATAGAGTGAAACCATCGTAAAACCCATAACTAACTGAAGAATTTAAAGGGTCATAATTAGTTGTTTGTGAGGTATTTCCTATTGTATTTAGATAAGAGCCTATTAGCAATTTAGAACCAGCTACACCTGCATAATCGTGTATCATGTTATAAACAGTACCATCAACTGTAATCTTAATAGTAGATGTAGTACCAGTATTAGCACCTAGCCCAACTAATGTATTCATAAAACCAGACCCAGTTATATCTAATAGTGTGACATACGTATCGTCCGTTACAGCCTCAACAGTAGCCATATTACCAGGACCATCCATTATAGTGCCATAACCATTGTTATCTTGAATGCTATTTAACGTAGTTATACTCTTTTTATAATATAATCTACCTCCAGCAACTAAAGTTCGTGGTAAATGAAAAGGGTTTGTAATATATATTTCTCCACCGCCTCCACCTGATCCAAATAATCCTAATACTGTACTCATAATCTTCTATTTTTTATTTATAATATTACCCATCCTTTTGTTGCACCCGAGAATATTAATTCTATCCCTAAGTTAAGGACATCTATTGTTAAATCCTCTGCTAATCCTACTATATTTTGACCGTTCCTTGCTATTACACAAGTTAAAGTTCCACTCATATTTGAAACCATTACCTTATCTCCTGAACTTGGAGAGGAGGGGAGTGTTAAAGTTAATGAAGCAGTCATTACATATGAATTAAGTGTGACTGCTGTTGTATTAGTTGATATAAGAGAAGGGGCTGAATAAGAACCGCCAGCATTATCATCAACATATTTTTTTGTAGCAGGTTCGTAGTCTGCATCTGGTGTAAAAGATGTTGTATTGTCTAATTCTAAAACGTTTGTTTTGTCTGCTTTTACACTTATATCTTGGTCACCTGTATTTGTTCCGCTTGTATTTGATAAAATAGTTGCTTGACTAGGAGTAATACCCACCTTAGCGTTATTTGTTGCTGTATCACTCTCTATTGTGTCTAAATCTACTGATTGTGTTGCTGATATAAACCCTAATTTAGTTTGTTCTGCATCATCAAATTCATTTGTATTTGCGTTGCTTTCGTATAATACCTTAATAGATGCAGCGTCTAAGTTTTTATTTACAATAGTCCAATCACTCTCTATTGTCGCACTGTTTATTTCAGAAATAAGAACATCACCCGCCTCTACCGCAATAGTAAAGAATGTCCCCGCTACTGTAACAGTGTACATGTCTCCAATGGTTGTAGTAATAGGTGTTGCGTCTAAGTTTGGTGTATTTGTTGCTGCATTGTAACCGCCTTTATAAGATACTTCAGATGCAACTGCTCCCGCAACAGAAGTGTCTACATAAGTCTTAACGCTTTGTTGTGTAGGTACTTTTGTTGCTAAATTAGATACCATAGTATCTTCATCAATAACAAACTGCATTAAAGCCGTAGTAGAATCTGCTTCCATAACTGCGCCTGATGAAGCCACATTAGTAGCGTCTGTTACATCAGCCAAAGCCTCTATGCCGTCTAATTTAGTTTTATCTGATCCTGTTAAAACACCCGCAATAGTAGTAGTAGCTGCTGGTAATATTGCATCAGTACCATCAGAACTATTAACAGTTAAAGTTGTTGTAGATGTTGAGGTTGTTAAATTTGTATTAACATTTGTAACTTTAGCATTATTAGTAGTAATATCACTTGCTTGAGTTGGTGTGATTCCAACCTTAGCAGTGTTAGCAGTAATAGCAGTTTTATTAATTCCACTATCCTTTATAACCTTTCCAGTAGTACCGTCAAAGATTACTATATCTTCATCAGTAGAGCTTGCCGAACCTGTTACATCTCCACCACTTGCTGCATTATAAAGTTCCGTAAAATTATCGTTAATCATATCACCCCCCGCTCTCAGAGTAGTACCTGTTCCGTCGTTTGCCGTTGAACCTAAATCTATTGTTTGCTTTGCCATGTTTACCCGTTATCAAATGTTAATGTCGTACTATCAAAAGTTACTGAATCACTGTCAAAAGTTGCAATTCCTGTGCCTGTTCCTTGTCTTATGTAGATTCTTTCTTCTTTTAATGTTACCGCTTGAATCAAATCTATAATTACATTTCTTTCTACTCCACTTGAATTACCGTCTAAATCAAATAACACATTATTAAGTGAACTTGTAACCGATACCCATGCAACACCATAACCTGCGTCTACTTTATTATAACTAAAATTACCGAGATTTGTTACATAGGTGCTTAGTTGTTGCGCTGTTTGGTCTGTTGTAAAATTAGTCGGTGACGCATCAAATGCGTTAACAACATCATCAAATGAATTAGTCAAATTAAAATCAACTTCACCTGTAACCACGTTTGATTTAAAGTTACTTATACGATAGTACCTTTCTTTTATCTGTAGTAAATCGTTTAACTGTAATTTCAATAAAACCCTTAAAGGAATCTCTTTAGTCTTATAATTAAACTCTCTTTTTTTTATATTAAAAATAGATAAGATATATTTTTCGTGATAGTTTTTATAGAGTGTTTTATTTATTTGCAATCCGTTCCATGTACTAAACTCAGTATTAAACACAGTGCTAAAATTCATCAAATCAAAATCGATAGTACTTGAAGGTGTGTTTATGTCTCCTGATAATTCTACCTTTGTACCCGAATCGTCTATAAACGCAATATGTTTAGTGTCTAATGCCTCCACTACATTGTAATGAATTACCCCTTTAGGGTTGACTGGTTGTAGTTCAGCATCTATTATCGCACCATATTGTATATTGGTCTGTACTGAATCATTTACATCTGTTAACCTCTCATAAAGTACCTGTTCAAATGGTAAAGTAAACTCTAAAGTTTCCCCATCTAAAATAACACCGTTATCATCTTTTAGTTTTATTTCAGCGTCGCCATAAGCAACACCATTATTCTCCTCAAACTTTTTATTTAAAATTGTCGTAGGTTCTTGAAACAAGAAATTTATCTCGTTTAGAATCGTCCCTCTTGATACATCGTAATTGTCAAAATCAACATAATTAGTAATATCATAAACACCTCCTTCTGCATAATAAGAATTTAAAGTATTAATATAAAGTGTTCCGTCATCTTGCGGAATCACTACTAATTTAAACATCTTAAACAGCCCTTTTAAGAAGTCTAAAATTTTAATCTTAGGCATATTATCAGAAGTTAAAAACTCCCCGCCTATTTCGTTCTGAGTTGCCGTTGCGTTAGTTGTTGGATCTACTCCTATTTCTGCTAAATCTGCTGTATATCTAAACTCGTCCGAAGATGTTACAGTATAATATACATAAGACGCTTCTGATAATGTAAAGTAAGGGTTTGATTGCCCTGAAGAGGTAAGGCTAGAAAACAAGACGCTATTAACATAAGTCTTTACGGTATATGTTACAGATTCATATCCTGCAATTGGAGTAACAACAAAAGACAAGGATAAAGTTGCTAAAGGATAATAGGCTATGTCAGACGCTAGATTCATATAAGGAGAATCTCCACCATCAAAATCAACTATTTGCGTACCACCTCCTACACTATCGTCTTTTGTTTTGTTTAACCATAAAAACAAATCAGTAAATTCAGTACGTCCAAAGAAATCCCTACTAAAAGTTAAAGAGTAATCCGCTTCTATTGCTTCAATTATTCTAATGATTCTTAAAGATGGGCGTAAATCTGTATAAGCAACTCCATTTGAACCACTGCCGTCACCCCACGCTATATTTGCTCGGGTGTCTGTCATGGTTTGCTCTGTAATATCGGAATCGTAAAAGTATTGTTTCTTTGCTAATAGACTATAAATAAGATCGCCACTTACTAAAGAGGTCGTTAATCCTTTAGATACATTCAAACTGTTCTTAGTATGGTTATATGTTGCTAAATCCAAATCACCTAGTTCGTCTTTTCCTAATGTGTCTTTTAAATCTAATAAGTTCCCCCAGAAATTAATAGTATAAGAACTTGGTGCGCCATGTTTAACAGATACTTTGGTAAGCCTAAACTTACCCTTTCTGAATAGCATTCCGTCTAGGTTAATTTTACCATCTACTTTTATACGTGCATCAAATGAGTTATCTACATCAGCATTATACCAATGCTTGAAAAGGATATTGTTTTCTTTAGATGCTGGTACTGTAAAGGTCTTACTATAATCCGTAGTGTTCTTTGTTATATCTTCAATGTCATTCACCGAACTATTTATCTCAAGATTCTCATCTTCAAATAAATCTACCTGATCCGTACCTATGTAGATGTCAACCCTCATTAAATATTGTTAATTTTATTATAGGCATAATCAAAACCTATCTGATAGTTTATTAACCTGTCGTTTTGTCTAGTCTTAAATTCTTGGCTCTTAGTGTTTACGTTTAACGGTATGAAATCAGCACCATCATATTGCCAAACTCTCTCACTCAATAATAATTGTCTAATTGTTTCGTTTATACTTTCGCTTACGAATCCAGTGTTTACTGTAAACTTACTTTTTGCTTGTACATTGTATTTTACAAACTGGTGGTTCGTTTCACTCGGCTGCCCTCTGTCACTTTCAAACGTTTCACTTGTTACGTCTATAGTATCTTTCTTAACCTTGAAGAAAGTGAACAATTGCAGCGCACCCTCTTTATTTTGAAATGCTATATCTATAGGGGTATATCTACATTCTGCTGTAATGTATAATGTGATCGTCACACTATTATAAACAACCTGTATAGTGGTGTCTGTTGTTGTTTCAGAGCAATCTATCCATAAGTATTGAACTAATTCAGCACTATCATTTGTATTAGGTAGTGTTAAAGTTGTGTTAATTTCATTATCTGGATAACTTGTTGCGGTCGCAATTTGCGACCCAGTATCCTCTGTAATTAAAACAGGTATATTAAAGAATCCCGATCTATTTACATTAAACTCTGTACCACTCATAAACACTTTGTTAGTCGGTGTCTGTGCGTTAACACCTTCTAAGCCGTAAGTATAACCATTAACCATTAGAACGGTTGCTGTGCTTTGCTTTACATCGTCATCACTTGCGTTAGTTGTAGTATAAATTACATCGTGTTGCACCCACATTTGATTGTTACCGTCTAAGGTTGCTGTACTCGCTGAGTCGGTAGTTGTGAATGTTATTAAATCATTTACTAATCTTGATATGTTTAACTTACTATCGCCTATCGAAGTGTTTGTATTTAATACAGTCTCTTCATAAGTTGCCGTAGATGGAACGCTTGCTTTGTCTCCACTCCAAACGTATATTTGTAACTTATAAGACGTACATGTCACAGAAGTCAATGGACTTACAAATGATGTAGTAACGTAATAAGGGGAAAGTGATTTAATCATAATACTAATTTTTCTATTAACGTGTCAACCTCCAAACCGTAAGCCTCAACTAACTCATCTGGTAATTGTTTAAAAGCAACTTCAAAGGGGCGTGTAAAAAAGTTAGTAGTTTCTAATCCTGTATGATAAACACTATTAGCAATAGCAAATTGCAAACCTTTTCTTGTTGTAAATTGCCCTCCTTTGTTTCTTGGTGCTATTCCTTTTCTAACTATCCAATTATCAAATGCGCTTGCTGGTGGCTTCTTATTTGTGTACTTGAACTTACTACCCACAACTCTCTTTTTCTTCCATTGAGTACCGTCTGCCTTTGTACCTCCAACACCTTTAACTCCTTTATCTACGAACGTTCCATAATTCTCCATACTAAAAGACATCTGAAAACTATTCTTACTAACCTTTAGATCGTAGTCAATAGAATTATACAACGCTTTACTTGCATTCTTTTTCTTCTTTGACAGCTGCGTTCTTGATTGCTTTACAACCGACTTACCAAACTTGTCTAAAGCATTCTTTACACCTAACTGCATAAATCTATATTAACATTCGGCATGGTCACCGTAGTGGTTAAACTCCAACCGTCTAAATTGTTCACTCCGAAATCTTCTAACTTCCCAATGCTTGGCTCGTCGATTGATATATTAGTGTCACCAAAATCCTTTCGCATCTTACCGACTACCCTGTTGAGTACTGCTAAAGTTTCGTTAAAATTATCTACCTTGTTATCCTGTAGCCAGAACTTATCAACATCAATAGTTTTATTTGTATCTCTTTGCTGTAAACAAGTCATTTCTAATTGAAAAGTAACTGTATTATTTGGAAAAGTAGCGTCGAACAATTCAATATTAAACAATGGGAAGATATTACCCTTGTCTAAATCCATCTCTTCATTAATCCCTTGCGTTGTTGTGTTCACAAAAGGATCTTCATCCGAGAGACTTCTAACGTATCTTAATAGTTCTGTGTAGTGGTTCATATAACGTTGCTAATAAATTGATTTTTTTTCAAAACTATATGAGTACATCCTTTTTGATTTTGCAACTGTGTAATCCATTCATTCCAGTTCTTATCTAATAAATTTATAAACCCATCTGCACTACCTCTATTTTTATACCTTTTTAAATATTCATCTTTTAAAGATATATCAGGATAAACTAATGTAAAGTTTAACCCACTATCAACTAACGCTTCCCTCACATTTTCGTGAGAACTTATAAGAATATAATTAAATTTTCCAATATTGTTTTTTATATTCTCAATATAATTACTTGGAAAGTCCACTTTATTGAATGTACTACTGTCGCTATCAATACATGATAAACCAAGACCGTAAAAGTATGTTTTACCTGCTCCTGGAAACGCAGACACTAATCTTGTTTTTGTTAATTTTATCATTTCTTATTCCTTAATTGTGCTTTCAACTTCTGCTTATCAATTTTATGTGCTAGATACACGTGCATTTCATGGACATTCCACTCTTCTATAAACTTATACTTCCAAGGCTTACCCTTTGCTAATTCGTTGAGGGTATCATACCATCCCCATTTTCCAAAGAAGTCGCTTGCTTGTGCTCCTTCGCTTGAGCCTCCACTGTACACTTCAGGATATGCCTCTGTAATTCCTTCGACAAACTCAAAAAAAAAACAATCGCACCCTTTACTATATGCATAGGTGTTTGCTTCATTAACTCCCCATACTTCTCTGTCCCTTTGTATTCTTTTATACTATAGTTCTTTAACTTATCCTTCTTTTTAACAGGTCTAAATATAACAGCCATTAAACTATGTAGTGTTTCAACTGGCATTCCTTTACCCGCTTCTAACTCTTTACTATATGCCTGCATATCAAAGTACTCTCCACTTGACACCTTGTCAAAGTTTGGAATAAAACCGAACTCAATACCATCTAAAAAGAACCTATCTACAAACTTACATTCTTGACTTATTGCTTTATCTATATCTGTAAGCAAACTTGCAAAGTCTTTGTATGATACTTGACTCATTCTATTATAAGGAATTCCAGAGAATAAAGAAATCTTTTGTTTGTTATACTCCTCCACTTCAATACTCTCATCTAGCAACTTATCATTCAAGGCTTCATACTCTTGGTATTGGCTTAGAATTATATCGCTTATATCTTCTGGAATGATTGCTTTTAACTTCATATACTATTATAACTAAATTTTTAATTATTTGTTACTATCCTATTTTGTGCTATATCAAAATACGTTTCATCCATTTCTATTCCTGTAAAGTTTCTGTTAAGATTATTTGCAGCTACTCCTGTTGTACCGCTACCCATTGTAAAATCTAAAACCGTTTCTTTTTCGTTGGTGTAGGTTTTTATTAAGTACTCCATTAATGGAACGGGTTTTTGTGTTGGGTGTAAGCTTTTATTGTTTGGATTACTAATTTTTTGAATTGACGAAGGGTAACGTGTGCCATCATCCTTTTTCCTTGTTCTGTTTAATTTACCATAAACCCCATCTTTATTACTTATTGGTGGGTTTACATTTATTCTTTTATCTATTTTCGATTTATCAACATTGTATTTAATAGGATTATAAACTCCTTTAGCATTAAATATTAATATATTTTCGTGCATTTTCCACGGTTGATGCTTTAATATTTGGAAATTACTTCCTTTCGTTTTTTCCCATATCCAATCATATTTGTAGTTCTTTATATTACTCATTCTCAAAGCAGAACTAAAAGGCTCACTACCAAACAAAACAATTGCACCATTAGCCTTTATGATTCTGTTAAGTTGTTCCCACATCAAATCAAAATCAATAACACTATCCCATTTACAGGCGGTAGTTCCGTAAGGTGGGTCTGTAATAATAGCATCAATACTATTATCTTTAATCGTTTTCATCACTTCTAGGCAATCTCCTAATATTAAATCTATCATCCTATTTCTATTCTATTGTTATTCATTAGATTTGACTCAATACCATAGCACGTTAAATCAATATGTTCATCATGTTTAGCATTAGGAAACGTTCCTACTTGGTCTAAAAAGTGCTGATTCCAACTCCCTTTGATTATCTTAACACGACCACCTTCGATATAATTAGAAGTTGCACGTACATTCTCAATCTTAGAATTGTTTACAAAGTCGCTTTTAATTTCAGTAACATTATAATTAGTACTCGCCTTAATCATTTGCTTTAAAGATTTACCACTTGCCTTTGGTTCAATCTTTATCAATCCAATTTTAACAGGTAACGCTTCTATGTATTTGGGTATGTCTTTTAATAGTTCAGGAAGTTCTAAGTACTTATCTACCGAACTAAGTATAATGTAATCGTTCTTGTATTTAGCACCCACTTGATACCCTGTAGGATCGTTTGCAGTGTTCTTTGTATATGCACCATCAATTATAAACTCCCATTTAAGAGTATTTAAAGGTATGTCTTTTATATTTATAATCTCAAACCATTCTTTCTTCCATTCACCCCCTTCATCTGGTGCGGGCTTCTGTTGATACTGTCCTGCGAATGTGTATGCATTTGCTTGGCGTATGCTCTCGAGTTCTTTAAACGTATGCTTCTGTTTCCACAATGGTTTATTATCTTCACTCAATGCAGGCAGACAAAGATGCTCCCACTCCTCACCAGAGCCACCCCCTAATAAATACCCACTTAGGTCATCCTCATGTAGCCTTTGCATGATTAAGATGATAGGCGTGTCTCTACTGTTTACCCTTGAGCGTATTGTATTGTTGTATCGTTCGTTTACTGATCGTCTCTTAACATCACTGAATGCGTCATCTGGTTTCAATGGGTCATCTATTATAATAGCACCACCGAACCCTCCTAGAGTTGTAGACCCTGCTCCAAATCCTGTGATTGCACCACCTGATGATGTAGCATAAACTCCTCCACCGTCATCGTTAAACCATTTACTTTTGCTTTGTGCGTCCTTCTTTAAGTTCATACTCCAAAGGTTCTGATATGGCTCTGAATTAATATACTCTTTTGTCTGACTTGAATTGTCTAAGGCTAATGAATCGGAATAAGATAAGTGTAGGAATTTAGATGAAGGATTACGAGCAAGACACCAACCTATGAACATCTTAATGGCTAACTCTGTCTTTCCATACCTAGGTGGCATGTTTATTATAAGGCGTTTAATCTCACCATTATAAACACGCTCTAATGTATCACATATTTTATCTAAATGAGGTGCAGGTATAAAGTTTCTATTATGATTCTCTTTATACAAATACATTGCAAACAAAAGTAAACTGCTTTCGAGTGCTGTCCTTAACACATCTTTCTCAGTCATCTAATACTTTTTAAAAAACTCTTCTTTAATTGCTTTTATATCTTCTGGTGTCACTTCTTTATCTAAAGTAACTGTAGTTTGTTCTATCTGCTGCTTAGGCTTACCATACATGTACTCAAAGAACAGTTTAACCGCCCAGCCTTGTTCATCCTTTAAAGCGTTCTCTAGCGCCTTATATCCAGAATCAACTAAAGGAGTGAGTTTCTCTATTAGTTTTTGTTCTTCGGCTTTAGGTTTACGCCCTGCTCCTACTCTAGCCCCTCCGTTATTTTTTACTGTTCCCATATTGAAATAACTTGATTATTCAACTTGTTTTTATCTTTTTATTTTATATTTAGTAAAGAGCAATAAGATATAATATTAAGTATATCATCTTTAGATAGTTGAAAATACTCACCAACAATTCTTTTACTATTGTATTTAGAATGTAGATAAGACTCTATATCATTTGCATCATAACCTTTATAAATATATATAATGTTTACATAACCTAAGTGCGCTTTATAATTACTGTGTCTTTTTTTTATATCAGAAGTAAACCCTAGTTTGTACTTGTTTTCATTCTTTAAAATATAAAAATAATCTTCTGTTTGATCTATTATATTAACACTTAATTGTTTTGTTGCTTTTAATTTTATAGCATCGTCCTGTAATAATTCCTTTATAAAATATTCGCAATATTTTCTTATATCATTAGCAACACCTATTCCTTTTTTCCTTCCTGCGTTTCTATTACCCCCGTTGTTTCTTCTACCGTCCTCCATTGGTTTTAGTTTAATATTTCCGAATAGAAACAAAACTCATAGTACACTATATTGTGGTCTGTAAAAAGCATTTCCAATTGCCCTAACTCACTATCTAAAAGTATCTCTAAGTTCTCTTCTATCATTTGTATTTTGTTTACTGTGGTTATTTATATACTTATATGTATTGTTTTGTATTTTGTTTGTTACTGTTATACGGTGTTGTAGGTAATAAACCTACTTAGTTTTTTCTTTCAAATCATTTAATTGGTCTACAAACGATTCAATCGCTCTAAGTTCAGCTTCTCTAATTCTTAGTATTGTCATTTTTTCAGCAATATCATTTTTAACATTTTGTCTTTGGTTTTTCACTTCTTGAATCTTTTTATCTATTTCAGTCATAAAATTTATTTAAGTCGTAGGCTAACCACCCACAACAATGTATATAAACAATTACCGGAGATTACCGGAGATTACCGTTTAAATGTATCATTTCGCTGATAATGAGTAATTTAGTTACCCGGAAGTTTCCGGATAGTTGCCGGATAACTATTCATATACTCAACGTTAACTACAATGCTTTAACTACATTGTTTTTAATAGCAAATATTATATCATCATAAGCATTATATGTTCCAGATAGAAACTCACTGTGCATATTGCTTTCATTTTGTTCTATTTTTATTTAATCGTTAAATTTTCTAACCATACTCAAACCGTTATTTATAACTATCATAAACTACGTTAAGTTTATCTATCATGTAGATCAGTGGTTTAGGTGAGCAGTTTCTGCATGGCTCAAAGTACTGGCGATTCATGACAGACGAGTACAATAAACAAATATACTTTATATCACTATTTGCTATACTAAGAGTTAGACCTTCTTTAAATACTCCCCACTCTTTATATTCTGATTCAGTAAAGCACCTAGGTTTTAGTTTATACTTGAACTCTTTATTTAAAGCCACCTTTCTTTTATTACACCCGCAATCTTCACCATCTTTAAACATCACTTTCTTTATTACTTCTGTTATTGGTTTTAGTACAGGAGAATGTAGTACCTTTTCAATAGTATCCCCTAATCCCTCACTTGGTATCTGCCTTATAAACCCATCTTTAGAAGTGGATTTAATACTTGGGTACATTTCTCTTAACTCTTTTAATGTTTTGCTCTGTAGTTCCATTGTTATTTAAAATTTTTAACACTTAATCCATTAGCTGTAAACCCAGCCACACCCAACAAGTCTCCATATTTATTATATACCTTCATTGTTTTTGTTTCAAGAAAAATACTAGAGTCTTTTTTTAGTATGTTTTCACAAGATTTTTCTCCTCTACTTATTAATGCGCTACATTCCATTCTTATTTTCTTTTTTTGAATATTACTTTACTTTCTCCTTTGTATAAGAAATATAAAACCCAAATAAAAACACCAAAAAAACCAGAAAGAATCATTAGAATTAAATCTGTAGTTTCAATATCGCTCTCTTTAGTCCACCAATAGTAAAATCCATACGCTCCTATTAAATACCATAATATTATTATTGCTATCCCCATGTTTATATGTTTTTAATTGTTTTATAATTATCACCTAACACCTTTCTCTTTGCTTTGTCTACATGCCTAAGCGTGTATTGATAGTTTATGTGATACTCTCTTTGTATTTGATGTGATGACTTGTCGTAAGAGAGTATTAATAATTGACGTTCCCACCATTTCAACTCATTTGCTTTCTCTAGTATAGACATATCGTAATCCGTAAAGCCATGTACTAAAACCTCTTCCGTTATATCGTAGAAGTCATCTATACTTATGTGTGGTTGCTTCTTACAATGGTCTCTAAATAGGTTGTAAATTACAAAACCGATGTAACTTTCTGTTTGTTTATCTTCTGGAATCTTGTAATTGTATATCCGTAGATACATTAAGTTCGTCAATTCATCTGCTAAGTCTTTATTCTTACAGATATTGAAGGCTATTTCCCTCCATATTTTGTCTTTCTTTGATAGTTCTTCTAACATTCTTTTACAAATATATAAATATTTTCTGTAAAAAGGTTGTTTATATCAAAAAGTTTTATATATTTGGCTCGTCAGAATGAACTGAACATAAAATAATAGGATAAGAATTATGTGTAATTTTAGTTAAAAGTCATCTTAGCGGGTGGCTTTTTTTATTAGACCAATCGAAGGAGTTTCAACATACCCTAACTCGATTGGTATTCCATAGATGCAATGCTTTTTTTCTGGATGCAAAACCTCATTATCTAACAGTTTCATGTCTGAATGATTAACTAATATTTGTATCCTTTCCGTATCAATACAACAAAAATTATTTGTTATACTGTTTAAGTCTTTTATTAAATCTTTATAATTTCTCATATTAGTTATAATAATACACCACATTCATTTGCTCTACAATTAGTATGTCTATTGTAGGTATTTGTATGTAGTTAATCCATTCGTTAAAATCTCGTTTCATCTTGTTTAGTTTAAAAGTGGTGTGTACCAACTGCCGAAGCATTTAGTTAAATCAAATCTTTCTTTTTGCCTCATCGACTAGGCGTTTGAACCGACACCACTATTTTAAAACCGCCTCCAATCCCCACAATCAAAGACGGTTAATCTATTACTCTTGGCTAATATACAACTTTAAATCTGATGCACAAAAAAAGTGAGCAGGAAACCTTACAAACCTGCTCACTTAAACTAAAATTAACTATAAATCCAAAATCGGGAATGAATGACCCGAGTACAAATATAGTATTTTTATTTTAATTAACAGGCTTATTTACTATTTTTTTCCATTTACGTATTTTTTTAAATTTATACCATTTAGGTTTTAAATCTATAACTTTATCATTTGTAGTTTTTATTACAATTAATTCCATTTCCTTATCAGATAAAGCGAAAGTTTCAATGTTTAATTCACTAGCATTAAATACTTTGTCGGCTTCTTTAAATTTATTTGTGTATCTGTTACCTGTTTGACTAAATACTGTCGTACTAATTAATAGTATTAAAACAATTGTTAATTTTCTCATGCTTTTTGTAGTTTTACTGTCAGGTTAAAACTGACTTGCGTTCTTTTATTTATACGTTTAAGCGTTATATGTATATTTTTATTTACTATGAAACGTCACTAATAGGTGTTTACTGACGTTTCATAGTTTCTTTTTTTAGTTAATTAAAGAAGTAAGGCGTTACGATCTTAACATTAGATTCTTTACTCATGCTTATATGAGTGAACCCGCTTCTGCCTTTCTTAAAATTAGTCTGCACCCATTCCGAACTTGGACTAAAAGCATGAAAGTTAAAATAATCAAAGTCATCGCTTGTTGAATAGTCTAATAGTAACTGGTGGCTGTCTCCTTTACCTATCTCTATAAAATCAAACTTATAAACTCCATATTGTTTTAGGTACTGGTCTATCTTTTCAATTTGCTTAGCGTCTAAATGTGGTTTGAATCCAAATTTTAAAGACTTGTCATCTTTACCGTGAGTTATAACAATCCCATGTTTACCGATATTGTAATGATTGATAAATTTAACGTGATTAGTTACTTCAACACTACCTAGATACTTCTGTTCAATGATATGTTTAAACGTTTGGTTTGCAATATATCCAAAGTCTCCTGCATGGTTATCATTGCATATGTTATTACATACAATCTTAGAATAGTAAGGGGTTAAATAGTCAATCATTTTTACTTTAAAATCAATTGCAGTATCGAACGCTTCTTTGTTTGTCATGTTCTGAGGTAACTTATGACCTCCTCTGGTTGTATATCCATCCCATCCATCTAGTAAGTCCCCTAATTCATCTATGTGTAGCGTTTGACTGCTCTGTCTTGATATAGTGTACTCGCACATTTCTATCATTCTATCCATTAAGGTGTCTTTGTTCCAAGGTGTTGCATATAAAGCAGTCCCAACCTTGTCTGTACTCATTCCAATATGTACATCTGTATAAACAATCCTATCTATTTTGTTAGAGTCTATAAATTTAAAAACTTGCTTTAACTCTACTGGCTTAATGTGCTTCTTAGCAATCTCTTCTATAAACTCAATGTCTATAATACTAGATACGTCCTCTTTATTTTCTTTAAACACTATGTTATAATAGGGCGTTCCTGTGTGAGTTATCAACTTCCAACTAGAAATGTCTTTCCTCACTAAATTATACGCAGTACAATATTCATTTATACCCATCATTTTACCATCATCGCTAAAAGCAGACAATACAAAAGGTTTAGATTCGTAATCGTTTGCGCTCGTTTTAGACTTTACTTTATTTTTTAAAGGAGTTAAACTACTTCTATAGTCTTTTATAACTTTAAATTGTTTAAAGGTTATCATGTATCTGGTATTTTCTCCATTTTTGTCTTGAGGCTTGGGTTTAATTCCTAAAATCACAGCCTCTGAATTATTTAATCTTTTCCTTAATTTTCTCATTGTTTATTTATTTTATTTACTAATTTTATATTAGTGTTAGCAGTAATTGTCTATATCGAAGTAACCGCATCTTTGCTTTTCACAAGCAATACCGTCATTAAATGATTCTTCCATTTGTTCAGTAGAAAAAGTACGACTAACACTAGATAAAATTAATTGCTCTTGGTGGTATTGTTTAGCAAATTCTATCATAGCGTCATAGTGATACGATGAGTAAATAGCATCTTTAGTATTGTTTTTTAATCTCCAATCTTTAATAAATTCTTCTAGTAATTTGTCCATTGTTTATTTATTTTAGTTAATATGAAAGTCCTTTTATTTCGTTTGTCCTTGGCAATCCATCCCCACCTATTGAAAATTGAAAGTCATCTACCGGAAAGCCTCTAGTGTATGCAAACTTTACAGAGGTCGCATCTTGTCCGTATTCTAAAACACACACAGTTTCAGCCTTTTTCATTACCGCACTCCCTAAATGACCCGTTGCCTTTGTACTCCCGAAATTAGTATGCAATATTCCTGTTAAATGGCATTGGCTTATGTCCGTCCAAGATAGTAATTTTTGCACCAACTCATTACATTGTGCTAAATCATTTACATCTGAAACCAAATCAGCGAAGCCATCTATACTCACAAGCCCTATGTTGGACTTAAAGTCACTTTCTAATATACACCATTCAATAAAATCTAAACGCTCTCTAAACGTGTATTTTCTTAAAGAGAAAGGTTTATAAAATTCTGCATTACCTCCAACCATATCACAAACACGTTTAAATACTCTTTGAGAATGATAAGCACTTTGCTCTGTATCGAAATCTAAAACAAAACCCTCTCCTTTTCTATGACTTCTAAAGTCTGGTGCGAAGGAATTAGTATTCCCTCCAATGTATGCTGCAACCGTAAGTGATTTAAAGAAGGACTTTCTAGCCTTTGACGCTCCAACAATACAACTAAAGTTACCAAACGTTCCAAAGGCATTAGGTATTGATTCCCCTCTGTACTCGTGTGTTCCGATACTAATAGCAACTGGTGGGTGTGATAGTTTTTTAGTAACATCGACGAAAGCCTCGGCTCTCATTTGGTTAAAATCTAATCCAGTAGATAAGTTTTCTATCTTATTTATATCTATCTGCTCCATACAATTCCTTTTTTGAACTCGTTAATCAAATCAGTTAGTAACTTATCGAAGTCTGTAAATGTATGATTTTTTAAATTAGTTTTGTTTTTTATTATATTTTGCATTTCGTGAGATTTTAATACGCTTAATATTTCTAATTTCTTTTGTTTAGATCCGTTTAATATATCAAAGTCTAATCCAGAACACATTTCTTGTAGAGGTATTGGTGAACCGTCATATACTTTTGATTGCATTAACCATTCTTTTATGTTGGAATAAAGTAAAGTTTCAATAGCATCGGTAAAGTATTTATTTAATAGCATCTTTTCAAATCCATTAACTGTGGTTATCAAAGTATTTATAACTTTAGCATCTTTTACTTTATCCTTTGAGAATTGTAACTTATAAGTTAATTCGTTAATTACTTTCTTCTGTTCTTCTATGAGTTTGTAGGGTTTCATTTTAAAACATTGTTAGTTGCTGCTTATGTTCGTTTATTCTTTTCATTGCTGCGTTGTAATACTCAGTATCTAACTCACACGCTGTTAAATCAAAGTTAAGATTGTGACACGCTAAGGCTATTGAGCCAGACCCAAGGTGTGTGTCTAGTATCTTGTCACCTTCCTTTGCATAGTTCATTAATAACCACTCGTATAGAGGTACTGGTTTTTGTGTTGGGTGTATTCTTGTATGACCGCCTTTTGTATCTCCAACGTGACTATATTTAAACATACGTAATGCTTTATCAAATGAAGTCCAAGCCAATTCCCCATCTGAAAAATCACCTCCAATCCTTTTGTCCCAAAATATCCAACACATCTTAGGTGTTAGTATTTTGTCTATCATGTAGTTTGCACCCCAGATTATTTGATTTTTACTAACTCTTCTAAGTTCTGTAAAATACTCTTGGTTTGGAGTACTTAAATCCCATTCTTTTTTTACGTGTTTAACTATTCTTTTATGACCTCTATTCCTTTTTTTATCTCCCCCGCTTTCACCAATCCCATAAGGCGGGTCTACAATAGCCAAATCAAAATGGTTATCTTCATACCTAGCCATTAGTTCCATGTTGCACTCGTTTGTGATATTCATTTTGTAATATATCTTAATTGATTTATTGCTTTTACCTTCCAGTTTGTAATAGGCTTATCATTTCCGTCTTTCCAGTCGTTTAACTTCCAAGCGTTATACGTGTCTATCATTCGCTGTCTTACAAAGTCATATCTTTGCGGGTTGTCTTTTAAGTAATCATCTTTTAGGAATAACATAAAAATAGATTCGCTGGGTACGTCTTGTACTTTCTCTTTCTCTTGTACTTGTACGGTAGGGGTTAAAACTTTTTTATTTACCCCTACGGTAGGGGGGGTCAAAAGTGTTGTTTTTGTCTTGTCCTCATACCCTTTAACCTGACTATCAATGCTATTTGTTTGGCTAATATACGCAAAGTTAGCCATTCCTTTTAAACCTTCTGGCTTAACACCTATAAATTGACGTTCTAATAAAGCGTCCATAAAGCAAACTTTATCTTTGTCGCTCAATTCATTGTACACGTCAAAGTACGATCTAAAGAAATTAAAGCCTTTTCGTTTAGTTTTCTTAAACATTAGCCGCCTCCAAATCTAATCCTTTTAAATCTATTTCTTTTAATAAAGTTTCAGCCCTTTCTAATATTGGAGTCGTCCAAGCCCAAACGCCAAACGCTTTATTTGATGGATAACTAATACAATCATACATAGCGTTTTCTTTGCGTTTAAATATTTCGTAGTGTATTGTGTCCTTTCCTTTAACTTCGTACAAGAAACCGTACTTAGTCTGGCTGATTTGGTTAAATACATATCCTTTCACTTGTCCTCTTCCTGAAAAATACTCTTTTAATTGTTTCATAATAAAATATAGGTATAAAAAAACTCCCACAATTCCAACGCGTTCGACTTCGTTTTCCTCATAAGAGTTATATTATATTGTTAAGTTGGTATATTGTCGAACGCCAACTATGATACAAAAGTAAGTATTATTTATTTATAAACCAAATTAAAACATTGTTAGTTGCTTTGTTTTATTGGTGTGTGTTTAGAATAATTCTGTTTGTGATATATCTTGTTTTCTTATTACATTCATAGCACAATCTAAAATGTGCTGTCCTAGTTTGTGATCTACCATATTTCTTTCCTGTTTTGTTTTTTTTGATGCCGTTTGTCTTTTTCCGTTCATTCTACCAATGTCTTTTTTTGGTTGATCTATTGTAGAAATGATAAAATTACTCCATAAATAATGCCTTCCTATTTGTTTGGGGTTAAACATTGGATCGTAATAGCTTTTAACATTTTCAACACAGTACTTACCTTTAAAAAAATGCTTCAAAAATATTATTTCTTGCCATAACATCATATCTGGATAACGAACAACTCCTTGAGCGTTTAAAAAATGATTAGTTGTAGAATGAGAAGGGCAAGGCGGGGACGCCCAAATAAATCCTTTATTATATTCTGTATAATGGTCTAACAAGTATTGATGAGCATTGCCTACGATTACTGTATCGTTTGGAAATTTTTTTTTATAAATATCTGCTGTTTGTTGGTCGATCTCAACTGCTGTAATTTCGTGATCGTTCCCCCAAAGTTTACGATTCCCTCCTATTCCTGCATATAAATTTAATATTTTCATTTTGTAATATATGTTAATTAATTACTTCATGTTTAACTTTAATTTTACCGATAAGAAACTTTCTTTTATCGTCTAGTCTTTCAATCTCTCTTTTAATCTCTTCGTTCTCAATGCCTAAAACATCATCTAAGATTATAACACATTTATTATAAACTTCGTTTGCTTCAAACCAAGATTTGTTAATGTTGTTTTCAAAAGAATTTATGGAGTTTATACCTGCTGCGTGTGTTCGTTTCATTATTTTAGACATTACATAACCGTTATATCTTTTACGGTAGTACTTTTTAGCAAGTCCATAACAAACGTGTCTACAATCTGCTACAAATCGCATTCTATTAAGGGAGGTTATATCTTCAATTCCAGATACATTTTGAACTGTGTTAATTATTAATTGATATTTAGTCATTCTTTATTGTTTTTATTTTTAATTGATATTCTTTTTTAATCTCTTCTACTTCTTCAATACTCCATTTCTTAGGGGTTCTTTTAAATAAAATAGCAAGTGCTTTTAATTCATTCACCGCTTCTGATCCTATTCTGTCTTGAACGTTTAAAATATAACTTTCAAAATTACCTTCTTTGAATCTATTATCCCCAATACTTTGAGCGTGTACGTTATATTCATTGAATCTTAACCCGCTAAACTGCTTTACTGAAAAACAATGCCCAGCATCGTATTGAACTCCTAAAGGAAATCCAGAAGATATACAAGGCTTGTTTTTATCTCTCTCTCTAATGTAAGAATTGAATACTATTTGAGTTTGTTTTAAAACTACAGGTAAACGCTTTCTATCTTTGTCTAAGTTGATTGCCTTGTTTAATTCTGTTCGTGGCTTAGAAGCCTTTAAAGTAGCCTTAGCAATCATATCCTTACCATCTTTAGATGTGTAAAGCCAATTTGCATAACAATTCATACATAAACCAAACTTTCTAAACTTAACATCTGTAATAGTATCACAGCCATATCCTTTTGATTTACCGTTTCCTTTGCAGGGCTTGTGAGTTATCATAAATATGCTTTATGTTTGTCTATTTCTTTATCAATTGCAAACTTATTCTGTTTGTATTCGTCCGCGTCAGCAATGTATAAGCCTTGCTTACTTGCGTAGTTTCTAATCCACTCTACAAACTTACTACATTCCTCATTAGTCTGCTTAGAAGTCTCTTTTAAGAATTTTAAATTATTCTTTTCGTACACCATAAACCCGCATTCTCTTTTTAACATGGTCTTAGATTCTGCTAAGGTATAACCAAATTCAATTGAGTAGATGGATATACACACGTGTAAGTAACTGTTTATAGATATTGAACGTTTACCTCCTAACTTCTTTAACTCTACTTTGCTGTTCGCTAGTTTTAGTTTGTCGGAGTAAGTGTCGTATTTGTTTCTTTCTAAGGTGTTGTTTAAATCAAACTTCATTTTTTACTTTCTGGCATTAAACTCGTTATAATAAAGCAAAACATAAATATAAGTCCTGCTAGAATAATTCCGTCTATATCAAATATAGGATCATACATAGTCCTGTAAGTATCAATGTAAAATATTACGCATATTATTGTCATTGTGGCGAAAAATATTTGTGGTTTCATTTTATTTATTATTATCGTTTATGTATGTATCTCTCTCCCATTGCGCTTTCTTAACACTAGCAACTAACTTCTTAAAAGTGCTGCTATCTTCGTATAACTTAGAGGTGTCTGGAAGATTAGCGTAACTTATCACATTAAACTCCCCTCTAATTTTCTTTTCATAATAGTAACTTTGCGTTCTATCTTCTAATTCTAATACTATGCTAACTTTTTGGCTCATAACAATGTTGTTAAATCTTTTCTTTGATCGCTTGACATTCTAAACGTGTCTAGTACTTTCTTAATCTGCTCTGGTGTAAACAGTTTTGCTTTATCGAACTTATCAATAGTTAAGGCTTCTTTGCGTTTAACGTTCT